AGACGAAGTAAGAGTTGAGTTTGAAACAGAAAAAAGCGATATAGAACAGAGACTTAACAAGCAAGTGCATAGTCTAATGGGTGACACACCTATCAATCTTAATAGTCCAGAACAAATGTCTTGGGTTATATATAGTAGAAAACCTAATGATAAAAGTCTATGGGCAAATAACTTTACTCCTTATATGGATACAAAAGATTATAAGAAGTGTGTAGAGAATAATTCTACTATTGTTTATAAGACTGATGCACGTAGGTGTGGTACTTGTCTAGGTGTAGGTCAAATAAGAAAGGTTAAGAAAGATGGAACTCCTTATTCTAGACCAACTAACTGTAACGATTGTGATAGTAGTGGCTACCATTTTATTGCAAATCAGAAGATAGCAGGATTAAAGTTTAATGCACCTAATGCTAAATGGGTTAGTGCTAATGGGTTTAGTGTTAACAAAAGTAACTTAGCATTACTTCAAGGTGTTGCACGAAAGAATGATATGCAAGAAGCATTAAGCTTTCTTACTGACTTACAGAGACTGTCTGCATTAGATACTTATCTGTCATCATTTATACACGGCATATCAACTTACATGAAACCTGATGGCAAATTACATGTTAGGCTTTTACAACACAGAACATCTACAGGTAGATTTAGTGGTGCAGACCCTAATATGCAGAACATGCCTAGAGGTGGCACATTCCCTGTTAAGAAAGTATTCATATCAAGATGGAGTGGTGGCAAGATACTTGAAGCTGACTTTGCTCAGTTAGAGTTCCGAGCCGCTGCCTACCTATCACAAGACGAGGTTGCTATAGATGAAGTCACTACTGGATTCGATGTTCACTCATATACGTCTAAAGTTATTACAGATGCGGGTCAATCGACTTCTCGCCAAGATGCAAAAGCACACACCTTCGCACCACTCTACGGTGCAACAGGATTTGGCAGAACAAAAGCTGAAGCAGCTTACTACACACACTTCACAGAAAAGTATCAAGGAATCAAGTCATGGCACTCCAGATTGGCTACGGAAGCTATGAACACAGGTATGATTACAACACCATCAGGTAGACAGTTCTCATTCCCGGATATAAAAAGATTAACAAATGGTAAGGTTACAAACTTTACACAGATAAAGAATTACCCAGTACAATCCTTCGCTACTGCTGATATAGTTCCTCTCGTATTAGTTCATATTGAGAGCAAGCTAGTTAGTATGAAGTCTTGTTTGGTTAATAGTGTCCATGATTCTGTAGTCATTGACGTTCATCCTGAAGAGGTCAAACAAGTATTATTTCTTATTACAGAAATTAATAGAGAGTTGACACAACTAATCGAATCACATTTTGCAATAAAGTTTAATGTTCCACTACTACTAGAATCAAAAATAGGAGATAATTGGCTTGACACTAAAGACGTTGCGTGATATAACTACAAAACTTAAAATAAAAGCGAGGTTCACATATGAGTGATTTAACAACTATTGATACAAATAACTATGCCGCTATGGCAAAAGCTATGGGTATCGCTGGAGAAGATTCTTCTGCTTCAAAGAAGAGTAGCACCCTACCAAGACTGAAGATACAACATAAGCCTATTATGGGCGAGGGTGAGATGAATGGTAAATCAGTAAAGCTTGAGGTTATAGATGGCGGCAACTATCTACTTGACCCTTTAGATGGCAACGTGGTTTATGCTTCATCAGCAACTATACGACCTTTTATGCAAAGATATATGTATAAAAGATATGTTCCAAACTTATCAGCTAAGGCAGGTGAGAAAAAGGGCGATTACGTCAAGACTGTAATGGCTGATAGTTTAAACATAGACTTGAAAGATACTAATGGTGGATTTAACTGTGGCAAACCTGCAGGTTACGTCAAGGACTTTCAAGCATTACCTAAACATCAGCAGGACTTATTGAAGTCAATTAAGAGAGTTCGTGCTATCTTTGGATTAGTAACATTGAATGATGCTAAGACAGCAGATGGTAAGCCTGTTGATTTGCCTGAGTCTCCTTTCATATGGGAAATTGATAATCGTGATGCTTTCAAGATTATGGGTGTACCATTTACTAAGTTAGCACAAATGAAGAGACTACCAGTGCAACATAACATTGTGATTACCACAGAGGGTCATAAATCAAATAACGGTGATACTTTTTATCTGCCACAAGCAAGTTTAGATATCACAAATACTATATCTTTAACAGATGCAGACCAAACTATGTTCTCTGATTTTATGTCTTGGGTACAGAATTACAACGAGTGGGTTATAAACACTTGGAGTGAAAAGTCATCTAAGGACATAAGTCAATCTGATAAAGATACAGTTGATAGTTTTATTGATATAGACAATCAAGAAGAGGTAGCATAATGCACCATCCAGCGGAATTGGCGATTCATCAGTATCTAGAAAATGCCACTAAAGGAGAAACTCGAATGAGTGACTCCACTATTGATAGAATAGGAGAGGAAATAAAAGATGCTTTGAAACGTCAATTCGCTGGAGGTAATAAACGAGATGAGTTTAGATTTCGTATGTCTAATGTAGGCAGACCATCATGCCAACTATGGTTTCAAAAAAATCACCCAGAAAAAGCGTTACCTAAGCCTACCACATTCGTTATGAATATGATGTTAGGTGATATTGTTGAAGCAGTGTTTAAGGGGTTGCTTACTGAAGCAGGTATGGAATACAAAGATAATACTGAAGTCGAACTGAAGCTAGATGATAATCTATCTATTAAAGGAACTTATGACATTGTTATGAATGATGCTGTAGATGATATTAAATCTGCATCTGATTGGTCATACAAGAATAAGTTTGAATCCTATGAGACACTCAAAGATGGTGACGGCTTTGGTTATATAGGACAATTAGCAGGCTATGCAAAAGCATCAGGACACAAGGTTGGTGGTTGGTGGGTTGTAAACAAAGCTAATGGACAGTTTAAATATGTTCCTGCAAGTAATATGAACTTAGAAGAAGAGTTAGACACTATAAAGAAAACTATAGCTACAGCAGAAGAGAAAGAGTTTAAGAGATGCTTTGAGCCTGTACCTGAGTTCTTTCGTAAAGTGTCAACAGGTAATATGGTTCTAAACTCTAACTGCAAGTTCTGTGATTTTAGAAACACATGTTTTCCTACATTAAGAGAATTACCGGCACAGATGTCTCAAGCTAAAGAACCTAAGATGGTTCAGTATGTTAAGTTAAAAGGCGAAGCTTAGTGTCACCACACAAAGTACGACGTGAAGCTATAAAGTATGGGTATCGTAGTGGTTTAGAGCATAAGATATCTATTTATTTAAAAGAAAAGAAATGTCAATATACATATGAAAGTATAAAGATTGAATGGGAAGACTTAGCCTACAGAACATATACCCCGGATTTTATATTGTACAATGGTATCATAATCGAAACTAAGGGTAGGTTTTTAGCAGCTGACAGACGTAAGCACTTAGCAATAAAGAAACAGCATCCTAAGCTAGACATAAGATTTGTATTTACTAATAGTAGTAGCAAGCTTAGTAAAGGTGCTAAGTCTAGTTATGCTCAATGGTGTATTCGACATGGTTTCAGATACTATGATAGAATTATACCTGAAGATTGGCTGAAAGAAAAAGGCAAAAATAAACATGCAAACTTCATTAAGTTTGTGGGAACTAAAGTAAGGAGAAAATAATATGGATTATAAATCAAAGGGTGTAATGCCTGAAGATTTTTTCATTAAAGTAAATCCACATCTTAACAGTAATGGTAAGTGGAATGGTGGCATTGAAGTAACAATACTTCCCAATGAAAACAATCCCTTAGATGACGATGATTATTATCAAGTGCAGCATATCTGTAAGATGTTATGCTCAACATTAAACTTGTTAGAAACCGAACCCAAGCTTAGAGACAAGATAAATGATTATGTTGTAAATGTGTTTGACAAAGAAGAGCAGAAGTTCTATAAAGAAGACACCCCTAAAAAAACATATGAAGACAATATAATTAATGTGTCTTTTGTGAAGTCTGATACTTAATGAGACATATGGAGTTTATGAAGATGATGGAAAACAAAGAGTTATCTAAGTTACAAGAAGATATGATTAACCATCCTAGACACTACAATGAATCTGGAATTGAATGTATTGATGCCTTGCAAGCTATGTTAGGTGATGGATTCAATGCTTATTTACAAGGTAATATAGCTAAATACTTATGGAGATTTAAGTATAAGAATGGCATAGAAGACTTGAAAAAAGCACAGTGGTATCTGAATAAACTCATTGAGGTATATGATGACGATAAGAGTTAAGATAGTCTGCACTATTACTGTTGACCCAGATGAATATGCAATACCCGCAGACGGTGAATTAACAGAAGAGTTTGAAGACTACATAAGAGAATTTTTTTATGATATTGATGGAACAAAAATAACCCAACTAAAAGTAATAACGGAGACATAAATGATTAGCAATTACTTACCAACAGATTATCAAAACTTTATCGCATTATCTCGCTATGCAAGATGGAAAGATGAAGAACAAAGAAGAGAGAATTGGTCTGAAACAATAGATAGATACTTTAGTTATATGGAAAGCCATCTAAAAGATAATCATGGATACACTGTAACTAAAGCATTAAAAGAGAAAATGTCTGCACAGATAATGAACTTAGGTGTTATGCCTAGTATGAGAGCCTTGATGACATCAGGACCTGCTTTAGATAGATGTCATGTCGGTGGTTATAATTGTAGTTATATACCTGTGGATAGTCCTCGTGCATTTGATGAATGCATGTATGTTCTTATGTGTGGAACAGGTGTAGGTTTCTCTGTAGAAAGAGAAGTAGTAGATAAACTTCCTATCGTTAATGAACATTTTGAAGACAGCACTACGGTCATACATGTCGCAGATAGCCGACCCGGTTGGGCAAAAGCTTTAAGAGAACTTATTGCTATGTTATATGTAGGTCAAGTTCCTACATGGGATACATCACAAGTAAGACCCGCCGGTGCAAGACTAAAAACTTTTGGTGGTAGG